CCCGCCCGCCGACCGGTGCGGTCAGCGATCTCGATCACCTCGCGCGCCTTGGCCCGGCCGCGCAGATAGAGGGCGTCCAGCACTACCTTATCGCCCAGGCTCGCCGGTCCTGACGGTTCGCTAAGGATTTGCGCAACAGGTTCTGGTGTATCGGGGTCGGACATCGAGCGCTCCAGGCGGGAAAGTCAGCCGTGACTATCACAAGATTTCGTGTGTCTGTCACGCCGAAAAACGGCCAAGCCCGAAAAATTGTGAGAGAGGTCTAGGCCATGGCTACCCCGCCCGGCGGCAAGCGCACCGACCTGTCGCTCCGTTTCAACCTGACCGGCCCGATGAGCGGCGCCTCGTGGATGACGCCTGGTGCGGTGTTCTCGCCTGGCCAGTCGCTGCAGCCGATCACCCCCGACCAGCAGCCGCGGGCATGGGATTTCCCGGTCAACGTCAATTCGCGCATCACCCCGCGCATCGGCGAGCCGTTCAGCTTCGCCGAGCTCAAGGCCTTCGCCAATGTCGAGCTCGTGCGGATGGCGATCGAAACCCGCAAGGATCAGTTCGAGCGGTTGGACTGGCAGATCAAGCCGACCGACGAGAAAAAGCTCCGCGCGCTGAAGGCCGGGGCCGAAGACGCGCGCATCACCGCCATGACCCGGTTTTGGCGCAAGCCGGATCAGGTGACGCCGTTCGCCAGTTGGATCAGGGAATTGCTTGATAATCTGCTGGTGCTCGATGCGCCGGCGCTGTTCTGCCAGCGCACCCGCGGCGGCGGCGGCTATAGCGGGATGGGCAAAGTCGGCAAGCTTCTGGGGCTCGAGGTGATCCCCGGCGAGACCATTGAGCCCAAGGTCGACGACACAGGCCGGCGCCCGCGGCTACCAACCGATGTCGCCTATCAGCAGGTGATCAAGGGCGTCGGCTGGGTCGACCTAGCCAATTCAGACCTGATCTACGCCCCACGCAACATGCGGCCGAATCATCATTACGGCTTCTGCTATGATGCCGAGACCGAGATCCTCACCCGCCGCGGCTTCGTGCGATTCGCCGATCTGTGCATTTCGGATGACGTCGCGACTCGCAATCCGGCGAGTAAGGCGTTCGAGTGGCAACGGCCGACGCATCACACCGCCGAACCTTACGTCGGCGATATGTATCGATTCCATTCGAAGACGCTTGATCTATTGGTTACGCCGCAACATCGGATGTTAGTCACGGCGTTGCCGCGCACGTTGGGCGGAAATGGCAGGCGCAAAGGAGAAATCGTCGTATCGGCTGAGGAATTGGCTGGCGCCTATAACCGCTCAGTCAAGATCCCGATGACCTCCACATGGGATGGCGTCGAAATCGGCGAGCAGGTGTTCGAACTCGCCGAATTCAGCGAGCCGATCAAGGTCCGTCGCGTGCGCGCCAACGGTAAGGTGGATGAATATCTCCAAACGCGCCGCAGCGGGCCGAGCGAGGCCGTGCGGATCGGTGGCGATGACTTCGCCCAATTGATGGGGTCATATCTCGCAGACGGCAATGTCCGCTCGCAAGGCGGCATTGAAATAGCCAACCACGAAGGCAACAAGGCGTTTGCTGACATGGCCGCGCTCATCGCCCGCATCCAGCGCGGTCCTGCGCAACACACCGGCAAAGCCTTCATCCTGCCGCGCAAGCCCCTGACCGACTATTTCCGCCAGTTCGGCCATGCACACGAGAAGTTCATTCCTGACATCGTGATGAACGCGCCCGTTCGGCAGTTGCGGCTGTTTTGGGACGCGTTCGTGCGCTCAGATGGTTGTTTCGAGGCGCGGCCGAACATCAGCGGTCGCGGCGAAGGACCTGGCTTCGGCACCCGCATCACCACCACCAGTCGGCGCATGGCCGATCAACTGGTGGAAATCGCCCAGAAGTTAGGTTGGTCGGCGGCGGTGCGCACGCGTCCAGCCGGTGAAGCGACGATTCTGGGGGTTCATTGCAAAACCCGCGAGGCTTACATCGTCAGCCTGCGCCATTCCAAGGCGATGGGGTTCAGTGCGGTCAAAACGACCTATGATGGCATGATCCATTGCGTGACCGTGCCGAACGGCATCGTCTATGTGCGGCGCAACGGTAAGCCGGCATGGTGCGGAAATTCGCCGGTCGAGCAGATCATTGTCACCATCAATACCCTGATCCAGCGCCAGGCCCGGCAACTGGCCTACTTCACCGAAGGCAACCTGCCGAGCGGGTTCCTGACCGGCCCGGAAGGGTGGAACCCGGACCAGGTGGCGCAGATGCAGGCGTGGCTGGATAGCATGGTCTCCGGCCAGACCGCAGAGCAGTCCAAACTGCGGTTCATGCCGGGCGGAACCAAGTATCAGGCGTTCAAGGATAGCCCACTGAAGGACGACTTCGACGAGTGGTTGGCGCGTCTGGTGGCCTATGCCTTCAGCCTGCCGCCGACGCCGTTCATCAAGCAGATGAACCGCTCGACCGGCGAGACCGACGCCGACCGGGCGCAGGAAGAGGGGCTTGAGCCGCTCAAGCTATGGGCCAAGCGGCTGATCGACGGCGTCATCCAAGACGATTTCGGCTTTGACGATCTCGAGTTCGCTTGGGTCGACACGCCATCGATCGATCCGAAGATCCAGGCCGAGATCGACGACCGCAATCTGCGCAACGGCTCATCCACCATCGACGAGGTGCGCGACGCCCGCGGCGATGATCCACTGCCGGATGGCCAGGGAGCCAAGGCGCTGATCTATGTCGGCGCCGGGGCGATGACCGTGGAACAGGTGCTGAAGGCCGCCGAAGATGCGGTCAACCCAGTGATGCCGCCGTCTCCTGTGGCCGACAACATGGCCCCGGCGCCCGGACAGGCCGAGCCCGGTCAACCGGCTGCGTCAGGCGAAGCCGAACCAGCGCCGAAGCCAGCGGCGCAACCGAGCCCGAAGCCCAAGGGCGGGAAACCAGCGGACGATCATGCCGGCAAAGCTAGCGTAATCGCTGACCTTTTCAAAGCCGCTGCGCCGATCAAGGCCGATCGCCCGCTTGGCCGGCGGCTGGCGGCGTCGCTGAAACTGGCGCTGACGCCGATCCTGAGCCGCACCGGCGACCATGTGGCGGCCGATGTCGGGCGCAAACTGCGCGGGCTGCACAAGGCGGCCGACGATGGGGCGGCCGCGGCCAATGCGGCGCTCGCCGCCAAACTCGCGGCCGAGGTAGACCTGTCGGAACTGGATGCTGTGAGCGACGCCGTCTATGACGACCTGTTCGCCATCACCTTCGATAGCGCGCAACAGGCCATGGCCCAGATCGGGGTCAAGGCCGAATCCGACTTGATGGACCAAGTTCACCAGCGGGCGGTGGACTACGCCAAGGCCCGCGGCGCGCAACTGGTCAGCGTCGACGGCGACAAGAACATCGTCGACGCCACCCGCCGCCAGATCGCCGACGTGATCGCCAATGGCCTGGCCGACAACATTGGATCCGACAAGATCGCCGAGGCGCTGCAGGAAAGCCAAGCCTTCTCCAAGGCGCGGGCAGAACTGATCGCCAAGACCGAGATCACCTTCGCCAACGCCGCCGGCAAGAAGGAAGGCTGGGATCGGGGCAAGGACGATGGCCTAGTCATGGTCAAGGGGTGGCAGACCTCCAACGACGACGGGGTGGAGGAGATCTGCGAGGCCAATGAGGCGGAGGGGGAAATCCCCTACGATCAGGACTTCTCAAGTGGGGATTTCATGGAGCCCGCCCACGTTGGCTGCAGGTGTGTCTGCTACGTGAGCGCCAGCCTGCCGGACGATTCTGGCGCCGATGACGGCGAGGATGCGGAAGCCTAGCCAAAACCGTCAATAACCTTTCCTCCACCTCACGGGCGCAAAAGGGACGCGTGCTCCCGCTCGGGACCGTCTTGGAGGATGCCATGTCGACCTTTTCCATGCTCGCGCCGGCTGGCGGGATGCAGTTTGCTCCGTTGTCAGGGACCGGCTACACCGCCGACGCCCGCGGCCTGATCACCGGCGTGGCCTTGGCCGACGTGCGTGACCTCGCCGCCGCCGGATGCATCGCGCTTGGGGCCGGTTCGGTCAATGACGCCGCGACCTGGAACAGCGCTTCCGGCGCCCCGCAGGTGTTGGCCGCTGGCGGCGCCACCCAGGGCAACGCCACCGCCGTCACCGGCAACCGCGTTGTGATCACCGTCACCGCCTCAACCGAAGGCGTGATCCTCAAGGCCATCGCCACCGGCGCCTCGACGTCGCTGGTGGTTCCTGGATCGATCGGCTCCAAGATCTATCCTCCGGTGGGCGGCAAGATCGACGCGACGTCGACCAATGGCGCCATCACCCTGGCCGCTGGCAAGGGCATCCGCCTGATGCAGCGCTCGGCGACCCTGTTCACGGTCGAGCTCAAGGGCGCCTGATCCGTTGGGCGAGATCCGCGAATTCGAACTCTATACCCCAGCGACCGGGGCGACGCTGCGCCAGCATGTGCAGCACGCCCTGTCGCTGGGCCTGCCGGATCTCGCCCAACGCGTGCCGCGGAATGAGCGTTTGACCATCCTGGCCAACGGGCCGTCTGCGCTGAAGGCCCCACTGCATGGCCAGACCCTGGCGCTCAATGGAGCCATGGGCCTGTTCCACAATAGCGGGCGCGTGCCGACCTATTGGGCCGGCTGTGACCCGCAGGCGCATCTGGCCGACCTGCTGCTAGACGTCCCGCCGCAGGACACCGTCTATCTGGTGGCCTCCAAATGCCATCCGGCCGTGTTCGAAAAGCTCAAGGGCCGTCAAGTGCTGCTCTGGCATCTGGACGAGGAAGCCTATTTCGACCTCGTGCAATATCGAAATCCGGTCTGGCTGGCCTGCACCATCACCCTGTGCGCGCTGGAACTGGCCGAGCGGCTCGGCTTCGGCGGATCTGACGTCTGGGGATGGGACGGCTGCTATCTGGACGGCAAGAACCACGCCGTCGCGCAGAGCCACAACGCCGACCACAACTGCGACGTCGAGATCGGCGCGCGCACATTCCGCACCACGCACAACTGGCTGTTCGAGGCACTGTCTGCGTCCGACCGGTTCGAGGCTGTGCCGCGCGACGTGACGCTGCATGGCGGCGGCATGATCGACCATCTGCTCCGGTTCCGGGGCGTCAATCCACGGCTTGAGGGGATCGCCGCATGAGGCTGTTCGGGGAATTCTCCAAGATCGAGGAGCAGGACGACGGGACCATCAAGGTCTACGGCATCGCATCGAGCGGCGCGCGGGATGACGCAGGCGAGGTGGTCACCGCCGACGCCATGAAGGGCGCGCTGCCAGGTTACGAAGCGTTTCCGGCGCTCCGTGAAATGCACGGGCTCAGCGCCGCAGGCCGCACGCTCGAGGCATCGGTCGACGCCGATGGCGTGACGCGGATCGTCGCCCATGTGGTCGACCCGCTGGCCATCACCAAGGTCAAGACCAAGGTCTATGCCGGCTTCTCGATTGGCGGCAAGGTCTTGGAGCGCTCGAAAGACGATCCGACCATCATCACCCGCCTCAAGCTTTCTGAAATCTCTTTGGTTGACCGTCCGTGCAACCCGGAGGCCGTGCTTGATATGTGGAAGGCGGACGGCGCCACCCTTGAGGATCAGTCCATGACCACCGAAGTTGCGAGCGGCCCGACCAATGACGAGGTCAAGGCCAAGGCCGAGGATCTGGCCAAGGTTGCGGGCAAGCCGGCCAACTGGCGCAACTACGTGACCAAGGCGCGGGCGGCGCTGGTGGCGGAGATGGAAGCCGCGCCTGAAGTCGACGCGCTGGAAAAGACCGAAGGCTATGAGGTGCGCCCCGATCAAGGCGGCTTCGGCTTGTGGACGGCGCTTGCCATCGCGAGCGGGAACGACTTTCCTGTCTCAATCTACAAGACCGAAGCGGAGGCATGGAGCGCCGCGAAGGAACTGGCCGCTACGTCCACCGTCGCGCCAGATCCCGTCGAAGCGCTCGCCGCCGCCCTGGGGAAGGCCAACGCCGCGATCGTGACTGTGGCGGAACCGGCCGCGCCCGCGATCGACCTGACCAAGACCGCCGCCGCCCTGCGCCTGTTGGTCTCTCGCGCTGACGGCGTGCTGAGCAAGGGGCTCTACAGCGTCTCGCGCCTGGCCGAATTGATCGAGAGCCTGACCTGGCTGCAACAGTCGGTGGCGTGGGAGGCGGAAGCCGAGCGCGACGGATCGACCCTGCCGGCCGACCTGGCGTCGAGCGTCGCCATGCTTCTGACCACGCTCAGCGCCATGGTCGCGGAAGAGGCGGCCGAGATCGTCCAGGCCTATGCCGAGGACGGCATGGATCTGGACTTTGACCCAGGTGACGACGACGCGGACGTGATCGCCTACGCCTCACGCTTGGTCGACCTCGCCAAAGCCGACGAATCGCTGATGCAGAAGGTCGGCGCCCGCCATTCCAAGGCCGACGCGTCCAACATGCAGGCCGCCCATGACGCCCTGGCCAAACTCGGGGCCATGTGCGACCCGTCCAACGTCCCGGCCGACGAGACCGAGAAGGCCGCCCTGGTGGCCGATCGCGACCGGCTGGCCAAGGCCCTCGCCGACGCCGCCCCGCAGATCGACAGTTTGGCCAAGGCCATGACCGAACAGGGCGAGCAACTGGCCAAGGCGATGCAGACCATCGGCGAGTTGAACGCGCGGCTGGAGAAGGTTGAGGCCACGCCCGCGGCGCCCAAGGGCATCGTCTCCAATCTGCGGGCGATCTCCAAGGTCGATGACGTCAACCCTGACGGCGGCGTGATCGAAGCCAACGCCGAAACCACGGCCAAGGCGGCAGCGGCCTATCTCGCCAATCTGTCGCCGGAGGAGTTGGGTCAACTGCAGCTTCGCGCCAGCCTGTCCCGCCCGCTGACCATTTCGCGCTGATCGGCCTTAACGGCTCAGTCATTCCCTACACGGTAAGGACGGAACACAGGTCGCGCTCCAGTAGCGCGGCCGACCCGCCAGCGGGCGGGATATTTCCGCCCCGACTGATGGGGGAACGACCTATGACCGTGCTCAATGACGACCTGAAGAAGGCGCTGAACACCGCGCTCTCCAACCCCAGCGACGATCTGACCAAGTCCCTGCGCAGCGAGAACTCGCGCAGCGCGGTCGGTGAGGACATGGCCCGCACCATCCTGGCCGCGGCCGGCGTCACCGGCGCCGAAGCCATCGCCAAGGCGATCTCCACCTCAACCGGCCTGATCGCCTACGACCTGCAGGCCCCGGCCAAGAACCTCTACCCGGTCAACACCCCGCTGATCAAATCGCTGCCGCGCGTCGGCGGCGGCACCGGCACCGCCACCAACTGGCGTCAGGTGAACGGGATCACCGGCTCGGGTTGGGATTCCACCGGCTGGGTTCCGGAAGGCCAGCGCGCCGGGCAGATGAGCTACTCGACCTCCAACAAGTCGCAGTCCTACGCCACCATCGGCGAAGAAGACCAAGCGACCTGGGAAGCGATCTCGGCCGCCCGCACCTTCGAAGACATCCAGGCGACCATGACCACCCGCCTGCTGCAAAAGATGATGCTCAAGGAAGAAA